TGATTATTTTGCGTGGAAATCATTACAAGAAATGTATTTGTTAAAAAATCCTGAAGGTAGAGTAATTGAAAGACCTCAACATATGTATATGAGAGTGGCTTTATGGGTTACTAAATCATTTGAACAAGCGGTTGAGTATTATCAATCATTATCAAATCAAGTTATTTCTCCGGCAACACCTATTATGATTAATGCGGGTACTAAAACACCTCAACTAGCATCTTGTGTATTGAAATATAATCACGGGGATTCAAGAGAAGGGTTATTACAAACATTCAACGACATTTCAACATATTCGTCTGACGCTGCTGGTATTGGACTGTGTATGTCTAACATTCGGAGTAAAGAAAGTCGTATTAACTCATCAGGAGGATTTGCGGGTGGTTTATTGAAGTACTTAAAGATTGTTAATGAAGGATTAAGATTCTTCAATCAACAAGGTAGAAGACCGGGTAGTGCCGCTATCTACATCGAACCTTGGCATAAAGACATCATTGATTTACTTGAAATCAAAAAGAATACGGGAGCTGAAGAATTAAGAGCAAAAGATTTATTTACCTCAATATGGTTACCGGACAACTTTATGAATGCGGTTAAGAACAATAGTGATTGGTATTTGTTTTGTCCTAACGATATTATCAAAGCGGGTATCAAACCATTACAAGAAGCTTATGGTGATGAGTATGAATCAAACTACAACAAAGCGGTTGAACTTGGACTTGGTAAAAAAGTTAAAGCTCAAACAATTTGGAATAAAATTATTGAATCTCAAGTTGAAACAGGAGTTCCTTACTTATGTTCTAAAGATAGTGCTAACAGAAAAACAAACCATCAAAACATTGGGGTGATTAAACAATCTAACCTATGTAATGAGATTTACCAATACACAGATGAGAACACTACGGCAATCTGTACGTTATCATCTATGGTATTAAAAAACTTTATCATTAAAGGTGAATTTGATTTTAAATTACTTTATAGTGAGGTTAGAAAGGTTGTTAGAGCACTTAACAAAGTTGTTGACATTAATAGTTATTCAACAGAACAAGGTAGAAAAGGTGGTTTAGAACAAAGAGCAATTGCGATTGGGACTCAAGGTCTTGCTGACGTATTTTTCTTAATGGATTATATCTTCACATCTGAAGAGGCAAAAAAGTTAAACAAAGAAATCTTTGAAACAATCTACTTCGCGGCAATCACCGAGAGTATGGAATTGTGTAAATCAGGTGAATATAAACCATACAAATTCTTTAAAGGTTCACCAATGTCAAAAGGTATATTCCAATTTGATATGTGGGGGTTAGATTACGAGGGATTAGGAAGAATGTGGGATTGGGATTCACTTAAGTTAGAAGTGTCCAATCACGGGGTTTGTAATTCGTTATTCACGGCTCAGATGCCAGTTGCGTCTTCAGCTAAGATTACAGGTTCATTTGAAATGACTGAACCGGCTCACTCGGCATTGTTTAATCGTCGTGTAGTTGGGGGTGAAATTCTAATTGTTAACAAATACTTAATTAGTGATTTTGAAAAAATAGGTATTTGGTCTGAAGATTTAAAAAATGAAATCATTATGAACGAAGGGTCAATTCAAAATATTAACTTTAATAATTATCTCGACCAAGAAGATAAAAATTACAACAAGAAAGTTAAGAGAATTGAACATTTGATTCCAAAATACAAAACAATTTGGGAGATATCTCAAAGAGAACTTATTGATATGGCGGCTGACAGAGCACCATTCATCGACCAATCACAATCAATGAATATCTATATGTCTAACCCAACATTATCAAAGATTTCATCCTCACACTTCCATTCGTGGGGTAAAGGATTAAAAACTCTTTGTTATTATGTTAGAACAAAAGCGATATCGACCGGAGCAAAACACTTGGCGGTGGACATATCTAAAGTAGGTCAATCAAAACCAATTGAAAAACCAACAGTTGATTTAACACAAAAACCTTCGGATTCCGAGTTTGAGTGTTTCGGATGTGGTTCTTAAAAAGAATATAAATCACGACTTAGGTCGTGATTTTTTATTTTGGGGGTATTTATAAAAAATAATGACGACACTATATTTATAGTTATGGCAGATGGAACAACATATGGGTTAACTTTTCCTTTCAGAGATTCTTATGATGGGAAATATTTAGATTTATCAGATTATAGTGACCAAGAAATTAGGTCTAATTTAATACACCTTTTATTATCAAAAAAAGGTAGTAGATATTACTTACCTGATTTTGGTACCAGGTTATATGAATTTATCTTTGAACCATTAGACGGACCTACTTTTTCAGAAATAGAAACGGAAATAAGAGAGGCAGCTGGTGTATATCTACCGGGCATAAGAATAACTAATATTTCAATTACCGCGGCTTCAGATACAGACGAAGATAAAGGTAGTTATATAAACGATAACGATGAAAGAGTATTTCGTGTACCTAACATCTCAAATAATGAACATACTGCAAAAGTTAAAATTGATTATATCATTAATAATGATGTGTTTAATAGTAGTGACTTTGTAATTATTAATATATAAAATTATGGCAAACAAAAAAATTTCCTATACTACAAGAGATTTCCAATCAATTAGAACAGAGTTAATTAACTTTACTAAAACCTATTATCCGGACACTATTCAAAACTTTAACGATGCGTCTGTTTTTTCGGTATTATTAGATTTAAATGCTGCGGTAACTGACAACTTACAGTTTAATATTGATAGAAGTATTCAAGAGACAGTTCTTCAATATGCTCAACAAAGGTCATCAGTTTTTAATATAGCAAAAACCTACGGATTAAAAGTTCCGGGTATGAGACCATCTGTTGCATTAGTTGATTTTTCAATCACAGTTCCGGCATATGGGGATAAAGAAGACTTGAGATATTGTGGAATTCTAAGAAGAGGGTCTCAGGTTAATGGTGCGGGTCAAGCATTTGAAACTGTTTATGATATTGATTTTGCTTCACCAATAAATGGTGAGGGATTTCCTAATAGGTTAAAAATACCTAATTTTGACTCTAATAACAAATTATTAAATTATACAATCACTAAACGAGAAACTGTGGTTAATGGAACCACAAAAGTATTTAAAAAAGTTATAACACCAAATGATGTTAAACCTTTTTATGAATTATTTTTACCTGATAAAAATGTATTAGGGGTAACTAGTGTATTATTAAAAGATAGTACACAATATACAAATATTCCATCAGTACAAGAGTTTTTAGGGTTAGATAATAGATGGTATGAAGTTGATGCGTTAGCGGAAGATAGAGTGTTTGTTGAAGACCCTACAAAAGTATCGGACGCACCGGGAATTAAAGTTGGTAAGTATATTCAAACGAGTACTAAATTTATTACAGAATTTACACCTGAAGGATTTTTAAAAATGACTTTTGGGGGAGGTTCACAATCTGCGGACGAACAATTAAGAGAATTTGCGAGAGATGGGTATCAATTAAATTTATATAAGTATTCTAATAATTTAGCGTTAGGTAGTTCTTTAAAATCAAATACAACTTTATTTGTTCAATATAGAGTTGGTGGTGGTGTTGGTAGTAATATTGGTGTAAATGCTATAACACAAATAGGAACGGTATCATTTTTTGTTAATGGTCCTTCAGATAGTGTTAATACAAGTGTGGTTAACTCATTAAGATGTACCAATGTAACTGCGGCAATTGGTGGAGCAAGTTTCCCAACAACTGAAGAAGTTAGAAATTTAGTTGCTTATAATTTTTCATCACAAAAAAGAGCGGTTACGGTAAATGATTATGAATCGTTAATTAGAACAATGCCATCACAATTTGGGGCACCAGCAAAAGTTTCAATAACTGAAAATAATAATAAGATAATAGTTCAAATGTTATCGTATGATGAAACCGGTAGATTAACCGAAGTTATTTCAAACACTCTGAAAAATAATGTTGCAAATTATTTATCAAATTATCGTATGATAAATGACTATGTGTCAATACAAAGTGCGAATGTTATTGATTTAAGTTTTAATATTGATGTTGTTTTAGATAATACACAAAATCAAGGAACCGTTATTTCTCAAATAATCACAATTGTTTCTGAGTATTTTGACCCTCTTAATAGACAAATGGGTGAAAATGTTAATATATCCGAATTAAGAAGATTAATACAAAGTGAAAATGGGGTAATTTCATTATCGGATATTCAAGTATTCAATCAAGTAGGGGGACAATATTCATCATCTCAAACATCTCAAAGATATATTGATAGTGCAACAAAACAAATTGAATTAATTGATGATACGATTTTTGCTCAACCAAATCAAACTTATCAAATTAAATATCCAAACAAAGATATTAATATTAGAGTTAAAAATTTAAAAACTGTTAACTTTTCATAATAATTTATTTTTAATAATAATGAATTATCTTTTAAAAATAGTGTATAAACTATTTATTTAAAAAGATAAAAAATGTCAAAGTCATATAGAGTAAGAACGAAGGTCGGTGTCGATACTTCTTTGAAAGTATTAATTGAACAAGAATTCGAGCATTTAGAAATTCTCTCCTTAAAAATATTACAAAGTGATATCTACACAAGACAATGCTCCGATTATGGAGTTATTGTTGGACGTGTTAGTGTTAATAATGGTTTTGGTATCCCAAACGCTAAGGTTTCTATCTTTATTCCTATAGATAGTGTTGACCAAAAAAATCCTATTATATCTGAATTATATCCGTATAAATCATTATTAGACAATAATGACGAAGGATATCGATATAATTTACTTCCTTATGTTAAATCATATAGTGCTCACGTCCCAACAGGAACGTTCTTTACTAGAAAAGATGTTTTAACAGACCCAACACTAATTGAAGTTTACGACAAATATTACAAATATAATGCAATTACCAATGAGAGTGGTGATTATATGATATTTGGGGTTCCGGCAGGGTCTCATACTATTGTAATGGACGTTGACTTGTCTGATATTGGTGAATTTTCTTTATCACCTCAAGATTTAATTAGAATGGGGATTGCAACTGAGGCTCAAGTTTCGGGGACTAATTTTAGGTCATCAAATAATTTACGTGAATTACCTCAAATTATTAATCTTAGTAAATCTATTGAGGTAGAACCGCTATGGGGTCAACCTGAAATTTGTAATTTAGGTATCACAAGAACAGATTTTGATTTGACTAGTGAGGCTAATGTAGATATTAGACCAACCGCAGTTTTTATGGGGTCAATAATTTCAGGTCCAAATAGTAGTTCTCTATCGACAGGATGTAGACCACCAAGTAATTCAGGTCATTTATGTAATTTAACTGTAGGTCCTGGTGACATATTGGCGATTAGACAAACAATATTACAAGATTCAAACGGACGACCAATTTTAGAAAATTTTAGTTTAGAAAATGGTGGTAAAGTTATTGATGAAAACGGTACTTGGTTAATTGATGTGCCAATGAATTTAGATTATTATACAACTAATGAATTTGGGGAACAAGTATTATCTAATGACCCGGAAGTTGGGATACCAACTAAGTCTAAGTATAGATTTAAAGTTAAGTGGTCTCAATCACCTTCATTAAGTGAAACGACAAAACGAGGGTATTTTTTAATTCCAAATATTAAAGAATATAAAGGTAATAATCAACAACAATCTTACGCGTTTAGTGTTGATTGGAATGATTATGCACGTACAGGTACAACATCCGACAATATTTTGGCTCAAAAAATAGTACAAGAAGCGATTAATTGTGAGGATAAATTTTATTTAATGCAATATAATAAAGTTTATACTGTTTCTCAATTTATTTCAGGTAGAAAAGAAGGTAGTGGGATTGAGAGATATATTGGTGTTAAAAATATATTAGATGACAATTGTTCAGGACTCAATAACAGATTTCCAACAAATGATGGTAATTTTAGATTTGATATTTTATATATCATTTTTATGTTTTTTAGTATAATTTTAACTCCGGTGTTTTTTGCGTTAATACTTTTACTACACATATTATATTTTGTAATTTGGATTTTAAGAGTTGCGTTTTTACCTGTTTTGGCACTTTATTATATAGCTCTTGGAATACAAACCGGGATAGGGGCATTTGCTGTCGGTTTTGGTGCAACATTTAGTGTAGGTCTTGCTATAGCGGCAGTTACATATGCTTTATTAGCCGCGTTTATTATTTATATAATTGTATTATTATTTAAGATAGATTTATCGGGTGTTAAAGTACCTATTTTAACTTATCCTGATTGTGAACTATGTTCTTGTAGTCCGGATTCAAGCACAAGTGAGGATATCGGTGAGGGTGTTGGTGCGACAACACAAAATACAGGTAATGCGGCGGTTCCTTGTTCGAGTATTGTTTCAAATACAGATGTTACATCAATAAGTTTAAGTCCAGGTATATTACCATTGTTTAGTTCAACGGCATTTGATATACCGGCAATATCACCAACAAACCCTAATGGGTTTTTAACTACTCGTGCTCAAGTTTACAAACAACAATTAACGGGGATTATATATGATTTACAGTATGCGTCAAATAATATTGGGGCGCCTTATTTGGCTCATACCGATACAAGTGATGATAATATTCGTAGATATATTTATACGACAAGTATTCCGGTTGCGGATAGAATTAACTTGTTTAATGTTAAATCTAAATATTTTAATGGTGGAACAACAAATCCAGGTGGTGGTGTTAATAGGGTTACTGTTAAATATAACCCAACGGGAAATACCGCTCCCAATCAATTCCATTACGATAATACAACCGTAATATTATGTGATAAGTCTACCATACAAAATTTAGTTCCGGGACAATTAATTGCCTTCCAAAACCCATCGTTAAGTAAAGATGTTAATCTTACTCGTGGAGTTTTAAATGAATATGGGAATAACGCAATTACCGGTACAACATATACAGGTCTAACTCAAATAAAAGTATATTATGCTAAATTAGATGGTACCGGTAATGTATCTACACCTGTAACATATAATATAAATATAACTGCGGACACAACAAATAATTATCATAAGTTCCCTACTGACGTAGAATATTATCAAGTTATAACCGGTATGACTTATAGTCAATTTAGTGGTCAATGTAGTACTCTATTAGGGTCTGATTCTCTAAACAATCGTTACATTAATAATACAACATTTATTGGACAAGAAGAAGTAACAGGAGTTATTAATAATTATAATAATGAAAACCTTTTAGGTTTAAATTATGTTGACGACCATCAAAGTATTTGTGTTTTAATTTTAAATAGAGGTGTCGACCCTTATACGCCTAAAGTACCTATTTCATATGGGTTAGGTAGATTGTTTGGTTTTACTAATGAAAGTAGTAAAACAATAACAGGTTATTATCATATGAATATACCTATTCAGGGTAGGTTTTTAAATGTTAGTCATTTAAGTAGTCATTTAAGTAATAGTAATATATCTACGGATACATATTCTAATCAAAATCTTTATTTTAATTCGTTTAGTTATAGACCTCAAATTACTGAAATACGAGGACTCGTAACAACATATGAATTTGGTCAACCTCAAATAGACCCAAATGGGTTGTTAGTATCTAAGTATTCTGGGTTTAGTTCCAATTTAATAAGTTATTATTCATATATGGATAAAACTGTTATGACGGCATTTTTTAGACCACAATGTGGTGGTAGTGTTGCAAATGTTACAACTCTTAATACTGCCGTTGCAACCGCCGATGTGACATTGGGATTACGTGTTAGTACTCAAAATAGATTTAGTTGGAGAATTTATCCTAATACTCAAAATGCGGTTAATTATTTATTACCTCAATTTACTTACAGTGCAAATACAGGGGTTAATCAAGGTTATTTTCCAAATGAAATTGTTGAGGGAGGTCCTATTATGTATACTAATTTAGACCTTAGAAATGCGGGGCAACAAGAACCAACAACAATATACAATGTCTCTGGTACTGACCCAAATGCGTTTAAAATAACATCTAATTATTATTCAAGAATATATAATACGACGGGTAACACAATAAACTTTTCTTTAGGTAATTTAAATCCAAGTGATAATCCTAATGGAGGTTATAAAACTGTTATGAGAGGTGATAGACTACCGACCTCAACAAATGTTGAAGAATATTGTTGTAATGCTATGGTATTACAGAAAAATTTTAATTTTCAAATATATTTGATACCTGAAGATGGTGTTTTAGATATAAGTAGTAGTCAAGGTAGTTCCGCAAGTGCGGGGTCTGGTGATTTACAGTATACCTATGCAGACTTAGTGGGTTCGCCAGCAATTAATAGAGTTTTTGATTCCTTTACTTGTAATGGTTCAGTTAATTTGGAATGTTATGGTTGTAGTAATGGTACAATAAATATTGCTGGACATTCTTGTCAAGAATATTTAGGAGAAACTATTTTTGAATTTGGTTGTTATAGATTTATTACAACAATCTTTTTATCGTTAGGTAATGATTGGTTATTAATGTTTGAGTGGATTGCTCGAAATATGGTTATGCTTGGTGCTTGTAGAAACGTGTTCTCACATCGATTTGTTAATAATTGGGTTAATGGTACGTTATATGCGTTTCCATTTAAAAATGAAATTGGTGCGTATACTTCGCCAACTAGCGCGACACCAAATCAACCAAGATTTAAATTTTGTGGTGTTGGGATAAATGTTCTTGGTCAAGCGGATGGTGTTTTAATATATCATAATCAAACCAAAAACTTTTATTATAGAGCAACACCTTATAATACAACAACAAATGAGTTTGAACAGATTTCAAGAGATAATATGGGTTTCCCAACAACAATAATGGATTTAGGTCCTAGAGCGGATTACTTACAGGAATTGGTTATGTCGGATGATTATGATGGGTATGTTGCGAACAGATTAGATTCGTCATCATTTGGGACTGTTGATGATATACTTAATTTATTTATTGTTAGTAGATTTATGGACCAAACTTTTCTAAAATCATTATTAGGGTCTCTAAATATATTAGCTTATTTTTCTAATAATAGAGCAAATGATGGTGTTGGTGGTACTAAATTAATGATTGATGCTGATTATGCTCAATTAATATCGATTAATTCAGAGTTAGGTGTGGCACCATTCTTATCATCAAATTATCCGGATAACCCTCCGGGTCAACAAAACCCAATTTTCTTTGATTGTAATAATGTTTTAGGTATTTTCTTTTCATCTGATACTCAATTAAGGGATTATATTACACCAAAAAGAACTATTATAAATCCTTCAGGTACATCGGTAGGTAATTGTACGTTTAATAACTTTCCTGTGTATTCTCAAAGAGTTCCTTTATCACAATGGTATATAAAGGATACTAATTATATATTTGGGTTACAATCAAATAATTGGGATTTTACGTTTGATGGTAATAAAGTATTCTCTCACAAATATCAGTCATTAGATAGATTAAATCAAAATTCTAGATATTTTAGAACTGATAATACTAATGAAAATCAATATTATAAAGGATATATATATGCGGTTAAAAATGTGCTTCTACCCGTTCCTCATATTGAATTAAGTGCAAGTAAACTTGATTGGGAGAAAAATCCACCAGATGCACAGTTAGTTACTACGGGAGCCCCATTCCACTTTTATTTTGGTTTAAGACGAGGAGCATCAGCATTTGATAGATTTAGACTTAAATGGATAAACACAAATAATGTAATAAATTAAAATGGATAATATTAGAATTGTTTTAGGTTCATTAAGATACAAAACGTCAACCAATACCGATTTATCTATACCAACCCCTTTAGTTCAAAATTCAAAGAATTTATTAGAATTTGATAGAAGTGTTGATGTTAATCTTGCTCAATTATTTAATGATGAGAGGCAAAAATCGACAACGTTTAGACCCGTTTGTAAATTTCAATTATTATATGAAAATGCGTATACAGGGTCAACACCATATACACCATTAGAAAATAATTTATACTATATTAATGAAAATGCCTCATTGCTACAACAATGTAATGTAGGTTCGGCAAATGTTAACTGGCAAGGATTTCCTCAATACCACGAGTTTGATTTTGTTCGTAGTGATTACAATGTTAGTGGGTATACTCAACCACCAAATAATCATATAAATTTTGTATCAAGAAGTGCATCAACTTACAATTGGAATTTTTTTGTAAGTTATCCTTATAAGAATTCGTATAATAAAATTTTGGAGTATTACGATGGGTCTAATTCACAAGCTGTTCAATGGACTATTTCTGATGGTATTCCGTTTGTAATTAAAAGAACGGATACATTTATTAATGGTAATAAAGTTGTGAGATTTGTGTGTCCGGTTAAGCACGGGTTATCTATTAGTGAATTTGCAAAAATTAAAATAGTTGTTAATGGGGTGGTAACCACAAATGAAACATTTCAGGTGTTTGAGTTAGGTGATGGTATGCCGGGAACGGAAGAATATATTTTTAACATTTATGATATTGGATATCCATCAACAAAATTTGTGTCAGGTATAAATGGAACTTTTAAACGAATAATTAATTATGAGAATCCTAATGATACTACATCAAAATATTATGTGTTACAACATAAATTATTAACAAATGTTAATGATGCGGTTATGGTTAATGCGGGGTTTGAACAAAATATATTTGGGTCAAAAAAGAAATTTGAAAGTCCGGTTTATACCCCAAATAATAATAAAAGAGTTTCAATTAAAGAAGGAGCTCAATCATATAGCTTATCGTTTAATAAAGATATTGATGTTAACCCATTGAGGGATAATCAAAAAAGACCAATAACTGAATTATATATAACAACATTATGGAAAGGTTATTTTGGGTTAACGTTTGGAGTAAAAAATGCGAATACCAATCAATATGTTGGGTTAAAACAAGGTTATGAGTTTAATTTACCACTAAATTCTCTTGGTTTTCCTAGTACTTGGTGGAGATTAAATAATTCAACATCCAATTTTGTTAATGAAAATAATCAACCATATTCTTTAGGAACTTATCAGACAATACCAGGTAGTGGATTAGGACCTGGTGGTCAACCAATTACTTTTACTTATGTAAATTCGTTAAAAGAAGGTGATGTTGTTGATGGTGGAATTTATGAATGGAATGACTATGAGCAGAAAGAAAGAATGATTAGTGAAATTTCACATAAATTTACATTTAATCCTATTGTTTTTCCTATTGGAGGTAATTCTCAAAATTTAATGGGTTATTATTATCAACCACACAACAAAATGAAAATTAGAGATTATTCTGACTATATAGAAACTGGTAGTGTTAATAATATAGCGGATGTTCCGGATTATTCATATTTCTCAACCACATATAATTCTTTTATTTGGAGAGATTTGTATACCTACGGATTTAAAGATAATAGTGGTAATGGTGTTGATTATCCATTTCTAAACGGAAAACATTATCCATATAGTAATTTTATTTTCAGAATAATACCTGAAGGAACTAATTATATAGAAAGTAGTTTACATAATTACGCAACTCTTTCCGGGGCTGCAGAACCAACAAACGATAATTGTGAATAATAATAGTTATAAATTTACCTTACCAAAAGAGGGCGACAAATATATCAATATACCAATTGAAATTAAATGGGATTTTCTTGGTCAAGATAGTGCTGTTGAAGAATATCAGCAGAACGTTGTTGAAGAGGTTGTTGGGTTTCCTGGTGACTTTGAGATACTAAGATTTGCTCACTCACCATATAGTAGTGATACTAAAACTGATATCAAATATGATTTTCATTTTTTTAGTATTAATGGGGGTGTTCCGGCAAATCCTTCATCCCAAGTTTTAACATCTACCGCTAATAATTGGGTGACAAGTTATATTCCGGAGGGATTTTTGACAACTGAAATATATTATTATGTAAAACCGTTTACTAAATCATTTTTTAAATTGGATTTTTATGATACTAAAGACGCTATTAGTCAAACAAATTATTTTACGGTAATATTACCGGTCCAACAAGGGTTTACAGTAACTGCGACAACTACTTCTTATCAACCACCGGTTAATATTAAAATCCCTTCATTTCAATTAGATTATGTTGGGGATAAAGAAGGGTTCTTTTTGTATTGGTTAAGAAATACAAAATTCTTGGACATTAGTAAATTTTATATGACGGCAAAATTCTTTGATGCTAGGTTAGGTGTGTTTGTTAAAATGACTAATACTCCACAAAGTAATATTCCAGCTAAATTTAGATTTAACCCTGAAGATTATTTCTACTATGAGGTTAGATTAAATTATACGGAAAAAACATATGAGGTTTTTAATAATGTAAACAGAGTTGGGACAACAAGTTCAATAAAATGGTATGAATATATAAATCCATAATATGACAGAAAGAGATTATCATATCAAAATATCACCTGAATTCATTAGTGGGGACATTTTTAAAGTCACTTATGACGCTGGAACTATAACAGGGTCCGGAATAGTTAATAAGTGTTGTATTATTCCTGCACAAACCTTTAAAATTAATTTAACGGGGACATCTTACGTATATTCGTCAATGACGGAAGTATTGTCAGGAGGAACAAACACTACTAATATTTCATCGGCGACAACCAAATCAGGTACTTCTTTATTAACCGGATTAACTATCCCAATTTTATTAACAGAAACTGTAACGGATGTAGGGTATTATTCGGTCTTTGATGGTATGGTTTTACAACAAGAAACTATGTTAAATTTTGTTTTTTCTGGTAATAGTACGGACAAATATAGATGTTATTTTTATAATACGTCAGATACAGAGTTTAAAAAGTATTTGGAATTCTCAACGTATAAAATAGATTGGGGTGATGGGTCTTCTATCCAATCGGTAACATCATCATTACCTTTATCACATCCATATCCACAAGTAACAACAGGTAAAACATATAATATTGTTTTGTCAGGAATGAGTCCTTGGGGAACAAATATTATTAAAAAAACGGTGTATATCCCATTTACAGGTGCTACAATAACAAATAAAAAGGGGACGGCTTATTTTCAACCTGCTGGGGGTAACTGGTCTAATACGTTACTTTCTTACGATTATATATTCAGTGGGGATTCAAGTTGTGATGCAACAACAAACGATATTTGGTTATTTAATACAGGTAATGTTCCACCATTTACGGGACAATCAATTCCTTTCTTAATAACAGGATATACAACATCATCATTAAGTGATTTAAAACAATATGGTTCGGTTAAATATAAACCGGGTATTTCAGTTACCGGAAATACGGGAGCTATTGGTAAATATTCTGGAACAAGTGTAGATGGATTATATACTGCCTATACAATTAATGATGTTGATTACTATGATTATTCAAATGGAACTACAATTTTTGTTGCAAAATCTTCAGGTTTAACCTCTAATATGGTAGTTTGCGAACCAATAGTTAAAAATGATTTATTAATGAACATAATTGACGAGGCAGAAGTGCAATCCAACATATTTATAGAACGAGGGAAGAACTCAGCACTTGAAAGAGTTGAAAGATTGGGTGAGGTTGACAACGTAGGTGATTTAGTCAAATACGGGTATAAATTTTTTAATGTAAATACTAAAATATAATATGGCTACAGGAACATATGGAACAATAAGACCGGCTGATGTAAGTCCGGAAGATGTTGAGATAATTTTAAATTATACACCATCAAGAGATGAAACGGATAATTTTGTTTTAACAAAGTTGGACGCATTGTCTATTTTAAGACCTTACTATAATAATGACACTACAGGTGTTAATAATGGTATTGAGATATTAGGGGGTTTATATAATTTAAAATTGCCTGCGGAACAATTTAATCAAATAGGTATATATACCATATTTATTAGACCAGCACAAATAAGAACGACTATATTAGATTGTGGTGTTTTATCTGCTCTTCCTAATGTTAAAGGGTTAATTTTTGATTTAAATCAAGTTCCGTCTACTTATCGTAACAAATTTGTTAATCAAGGATTGGTTGGGTTTAGAATTGAATATTTAAATGCTGATGGTACAAAAATACCTAATTTTTTTAGAATTATTACTTCATCATTTTTTTGTGAACCGGTAGTTCAAAACTTGACAAATTCATCACAAAAAGCGATAAGGTATAAATATACTGACAATAATACTAATTTATTATTCTGTACGTTAACACCATCTTCGGCACCAACAAATAAGCCAAATGCTACACCATATATTGGTCAACCAAATCAAGGTGTAATTATTACAAATACTTTCTTTAATCCAATAACATTGGATATTGAAATTGGTGAACACGATTTCTCAACATTGGCAATCGCTCTATATGGTAATCAAACTAAATCTATGGATGACGGTATCTACACATTATACGATAACGCTAATAACATATACAAACAATACAATTTATATGAAATTAGAGACCAATTTAATGAGTTATTATATGAGGTTAGACAAGATAGAGGTAATAATATAGATTTTAGTAAAAACTTTACAAATATAACTCAATAATGGCTATAGAAAAATTTACGTGTCCGCCACAAACAGCCTCAGGTGCAGGTACCTTCTCTGATAATTTAGTTGGATTCCAACTTGTTGCGGGGGGAGGTTTGACGCAAGGTAATTTTGAGTTTACTACAGGTATTACTGAAAAATCAAATAGAACTTTTACAACAGGAGCATTTTCAAACCCAATAAATTTAGAAGGGTTAGGTGTTGATAGTATTGCACAATCAAAAGCTATTTTTGAAAATAATTTTAAAGTATATCCAAATTTTGATTTAACTCAAGTAACTAATTTTACTTCATACGGGTCAATGGTTAAAAGAATCTCAACATCAGTTGAAACCATTATTAGTAAATTCCCTGCGGCGTTAGAAGTTACTTTTATGGATGAGAATTATATAACCGGTACAACAGCGACAAATATTTCTTATAATCCAATCACTGATGAAACTAGTATTGAAATAAGTGTCCCAAAAATTAGAAATCCATTTGATGTTGATTTTACAGTTAACTCCACTAGAAATTTAGAGTTAAGAGAAATTCAAGTTTCTCCTTTAAGAAATATGACAACTCAATTTACCAAATATTCATTATATTATAGTGGTAGTGGTTATGATGTTACACATATTGACCCAACAACGTCTTTGACAACAGGGGTTCTTAAAATATATCTTAAAGGTAATATTTTTCCAAGTCAAACCGAAACATATGAAGATTTAATTATTAGACCAAATGACTATCAAGTTAACAGAGTTTTTAATGAAGATTTAGATGAGGTTCAAAGATTTTTATTAAACAGAAATATAGTTCCTATTTATACCGCAACTTTTAAAGTTCCAAATGAAAATGATGATGGGACTTATTATATACAAAATAAATTAGTTACTTGGCCATTATATGGTAATTGGAATTTAGATATTTTAACAAATTCGTTTACGACTTATTTAACAACGTTAAATGAAATCAGTTTGTCTTTTGATGGTTATCAAACAAATCTTGTTTCTAGATTTTTAACAACTGATTCACTTAAAGAATTTGATACTTCTGACCAAAAAATTGAAAAAATATTACAAATTTATGGTAGAAGTTTTGATGAAACTAAGAAATTTATAAATGGTTTGGCTTATATGAATTCTGTAAATTATAATACAGGTAATGATATGCCATCACAGTTATTAAAAAATTTATCTCAAACATTAGGTTGGTCTACAAATATGTCACCAATAACTAATGATGATTTTTTATCGTCAGTGTTTGGTCAAAAAAATGTGGATAAATCTAAATTTAGTGGAGTTGGGCAATCTCAAACACCCGATGAATTAAATTACCAATATTATAAAAATTTAGTTCTTAATTCGGCTTATTTGTTTAAATCTAAAGGGACTCGAAAATCAATTGAAACTTTAATGAGATTGATTGGTGCTCCGGACGCATTAGTTGAGTTTAATGAATATGTTTATTTGGCGGACCAAAAAATAAATATATCAGATTTTGACTTACAATACGCAAACATATCTGGAGGAACCTATAGTAAAATATTACCTACGTTAGACGGTGGTTATACTTTTACTATACAAGGTAATCAATACTCAGGTTTTACAACAACATCGATTCTTCAAGAAGCTAATGTGACTAAAACTGATTTTCCAATTAGTAATAATGGTTATCCTCAGTCACCGGTTAATTCTGAAACATATTATTATCAAATGGGTAGTGGATGGTTTGAATCAACACCTAAACATAGGTCGCCAGAACAACCTGATTTAACAAATAGTGTATTTACAGGGTCAAATCCGGATTATCAAACAAAATTAGCTCCATTCACTTATGGTCAAGAATATTTAGATGTTTATAGAAAATTCCCATTCACTGATTTGGGATACAATTTAACATCTGCTGTTGATAATAATAAAAGTTGGGTTGATACAGAATTTGGTACAAGAAATAATTTAGACGGAGGATATAACGCATTATATAATGCTGATAATGAAAATTTAGTTATTAATGTTAAAAATATTGATTTATATTTAAACCCTGCACAAGGATTAGTGTATGATGTTTGGTATATGTCTAGACAGTTTAACTATCCTATTGCAAATGAAGGTTTAGGTTATGTTGCACCAACAAGATGTAATCCTGACCCTATTTCTGCATACCCACATAGAGGTGGGGTGGATTCAACGGTTATTAATCCTCAACCATTAAAAGAATCGTTTTTTGAGTTTGCACAAACATTTTGGAGAAATACAATTAATGTTAGAAATAGACAATACGCTACTGATGGGGGAACAAGTGGATACCCAACGTTATCGTCAATATATTGGAATTATTTACAGTCAGAATCTTTAGCGGGAGTTCAAAATGATAATTTCACATACGACACTATGATTGATTATGTTAGTGGTATGGGGGATTATTGGATTCGTTTAGTTGAACAAATGATACCCGCAAGTACTATTTGGAACACTGGAGTTAAATTAGAGAATTCAATTTTTCATAGACAAAAATTTGTGTGGAGAAGACAAAAAGGTTGTGATTTAGTACCGATTCTTTGTAAACCTTGTAAATTTATAGGTAGTATTTATCTAAACAATTGTACTGTTTGGTCAACATTGTGTGATAGATATCCAGATAAAGGATTTGATTTGGTATTGTCTGAGGTTGTTGGTAATTCTCTTAACCCTCCTCTTGGACCGACACCGGCCCTTTTTAATTGTGATTTTAATTCAATTAGTAGCCAATGGTTTGTTGACATACGTATAAATGGTGTTAATATTCCTCAATCACCATTCTTTTATGGTGCTGGTCTTTATAATACACCTAATTGTGTATCACATAATATAACAGATAGTTATCCTTGTTTAAATGATTGGAATTACTCATTAGACCAAACGTTACAACAAATGATTTCATTAGGATATGATTATCGTTATGAAGATATGTCAGGGAATATTCTTGGGTATGAGGATAGCAATGCCGTTATGGTTAGAATATGGGATACTAACTGTTCATCAACACAAATAATGAAAACTATAACAATAAATGTTGGGGTACAATTTAATATTGTTTGTCAAACATTTTAATAAAAATAAACTATACAATAATTTAGATAAAATAAATGTCTTGTCTTTTATCATATAACGCTAGTATAACAGGGGATTGTACTAATCTTAACTTAGGTTCATTTACCATTGATATTTTTGGTGATGCTCCTGATTACACCATTCAATGGTTATCCCCAATTACAGGAACAACCGCGTTAGGTGCTGGAGTTACTGCGTATACTCAAACAAATTTATCAGCAGACACCTATTCATTTAATATTATTGATAGTTGTATTTCGGGTAATACTGTTCAGCCTGTAAACATTTATATATCTAGCGGAACCTGTGTTTCAATATTAGATGTTAGTAATACTATTTGTGATTCCAATAATGGGTCTTTAACGGCATCAACGAGTAATTTTTACGGAAATGCTGTATTTTCGTTATATAGTGAAATTACGGGTTTAATATCTACATTTTATCCAGCAAATAATTCTTATGTTTTTGACAACTTATCTGTTGGAACCTATTATGTTATTGCTAATGATGGTGGTGGATGTACGGGAAAATCTGAGAGTGTGATTGTTAAAAGTTCTTCAAACTTAAGTTTTGGGTTATATACTGTTGATGATGCCGGATGTGGGGTTAATTCTGGAAAAATATTTATAACAGGATTGACAGGTACTGCTCCTTATACTTATTTATGGTCTAACGGAAGTACAAATGATAGTATAACAGGATTAACCGAAGGAACTTATGCTGTTACCGTAACTGATAGTAGTTATTGTTCAATATCTAATACGACAGTTATAAATACTATATCCCCTGTTGGATTAGGGGCAATTTATTTAACACAACCAACTTGTTTTACTTCAGATGGTGAGATTGAAATTATTATAACTGGTGGTACCGCACCATTTTATTATTTAGGTTCAAATGGTGTTACGGATATTACATTTGATAGAACAGTTATTTTTACAGGGTTAGGTCCGGGAGGATTTACAATTCAAGTAGTTGATGCTGGATTATGTACTTTTACAACAAGTACAAATTTATTGACACCACAAGGTATGTCGGTAATATCAGTGAATATTACAAATTCAACTTGTAATGATTTATCGGGAGCTATTGGTCCTATTGTGGTATTTGGGGGTGTTTCACCATATACATTTACCTTAACGGACTCATTAGGGAATCAAAATTCAAACACTGTTTATGAGTCAAGTTGGATTTTTAATAATTTATCTTCAGGTAATTATACTTTAGATATTACAGATAATGGGGCTTGTTCATTTACAAGTGCCTATACAATTAATAATGTTGTTACGTTTGATTTGATAACTTCAACCACCGGAACAACTTGTAATGGTGATAATGGTTCTGTTATTTTAAATATAACTAGTGGAGGTACTCCACCGTATATATATCAGATTGATGGACAATCTATTTATAATGTATCATTAACTTCGTATACGTTTAATAATTTAGTTAGTGGTAATTATGTTGCTATTGTTACAGATTCATTATTTTGTAAACAAATACAACCATTTACAATTAGTCAATCAAACACAATTGATTTTCAGTTATTAGGGGTTGATTCATATGATAATGATGGTTTAATTACTGCTTATATTACTAATGGAACTCCACCATTTACATTATACTTTAATGGGGATACTGTTGGGACAACAGTTATGACTATACCTGATTTACCTTCGGGTGATTATTCAGTTAGAATTGTTGATAGTGCGGGTTGTTCTAAAACAAAACTAAGACCTATTAGAGGTTACACGGAATTTAGTTCTACGGGTTATTATAATGTTTGTGATGGGAGATTAAGTGATAGTATTGTTATTGAATCTAATCCAAAACAATATTTTTATGAAGGATATAATGAATTAATTTCTCAAGCGTTATTAACCTCAGGTTATTATAATTGTGAATTAACAGCAGCGACATTTACGGCGCAAGTAACAGTTGGGGATTGTGTTAATTCTATAATATTTTATAATAGTACATCCTTAACTGACTATCCTACCGATGGATTATGGTTTTCAGCGGTTACTTCATTGATAGAATCGTGTCCTCAAATTGGGTCAGGTAATGTAACTTTAGACCCTTTTAATAATAGTATAACGGTTACAACAAATTGTGACCCAACATCATTGCATAATTCAAATGTTTTGGTAGAAATGTATATCGATTACGGTATTAATTGTGTTTGTCCTAAACCAACTCCAACACCAACACCAACTTATACACCGACACCTACAGTAACAATGACTCAAACAATGACTCAAACGCCTACAATAACTACTACACCTACACGCACACCAACTCCGACAGCAACTGTTGGTAGTACACCTCCGGTAACACCGACTCAAACTCCAACACCGGCAGTAACAAAAACTCCAACACCGACAGTAACAAAAACTCCAACACAAACAGTAACAAAAACTCCAACACAGACACAAACGCAGACACAAACACCGACTAATACACCAACAATGACTCCATCGACAACATCAAAAACTATGTATTACGTATATATGATTTGTGGTACTAGACGTCCATCTGAAACAACGGTAATAATTCAACCGGTTCCGGCAGTTCCTGGTAATCTAATTAATGATGTTGTATTACACATACCTAGTAGAGTTTGTTGGCAATTAATGGCTATTGGTAGTAATTTACAACAATTACAAAACCAATGGTTTGGTGTAACATATCCTAATAATTACTTTACGGGTGGTGTAACAGTATTCCCTAATATTCCAAATAGAACACCTTGTGAAGATTGTATAAAAGCTCTTGATGTTCTACCTCTTGATGGTGATTGTCCAACAAATTTAAGAAATTGGAGTGATTGTAAAGCGGCTGATGTTAATGGTGAGATATATATAACTACACCAAATGGGGTTACAAGTCTTGTTTATTCGTTTGGTCCTAATTTTGATGTTAACATATATCTTGGTACTTTACAAACAAATAGTGGGGATATTATAAAAGTAATATTAATACCACCGACTAATGGAGAAACAATAGTTACATTAAATGTTTCTGGATATGTAACGTATTCGCAAACAAGTAGTGGTAATATTGTGTATACGTTTAAAACTGAATGTAATGCAGAGTTTCCTAATGGATGTAGTATCGATATTTTCTCAACTTGTAAAAAAGGTATTCCATCAATGACGTTATATAGTACATCATATACTGAAGGGGGTTTAATTCCGGTTAATTTTAAAAATTTAGTATTTTGTGCGTCTTTAAATGATAGTCCAAATTTAACTTGGATTTTAAATAATTTTAACACAACAAATGTTTTAAGTTATGAGTTACTTTGTGAAGATATTGATGCTCCGGGTAGTAGTCCTGATGGGTTCTTTATTCATTGGTTTGTAACAGATATTGACCCACTTCAAACAAATATCATTGCGAATGGTAGTTGGATTAATGGTAATCCACAACCAACAGATTGGGAGGTTATTTTCCCTGGTAGTGATGCGATAAATGGTTGGAATGGACCGTGTCCTCCATCAACACATAATTATAGAATAAAAATTACTGCAACATTAATAAATGGAAGTGTGATTGAAAGTAATTACTCAACATTTACATCAGTGTAAGACTTTAAGATGTAAGAAATAAAAAACCCCTCCGTTAAGAGGGGTTTTTTATTACCAAATATTTTCTTGTCTCATATGACCTAAAACACAACAATAAGCGTCTGTTTGGTCGAAGTTCTCTTTTTTGAGGGTATTGTTTCTTGTGTATTGCCAAGTTATTTGAGGTTCTTTTTTTGCGATTAAATCCCAAATGATTAGTTTTTTATCAATGTCTTTTGGTAGACCACCAAATAAAACAAACTTACCCTTGTCGTTTTCTTTAACTAATTCAGGGAAGGCAAACTTACGAGAGTTATATGTTGATATGAAGTCAGGAACTATCCCTAAAACGTCGTAAATTTCTTTTGTGACCAAAGTATTAAACCTTAACAATGTTTGGACTGTATAAACGTTATTTGAGTTTAATAGAGGTTCCTCAATGATAACTTTACTAATCCCCATATCTTTATATTCTAAAAGTTTAGTTCTAAAGATTTCGCCTTTAAGGAGTAATTCTTTTATTTTGTTATCTTCCTTTGGTTTTGGTGTTGGAGATACGTGGGTTAGTTCTAATAATTCTCTACTTTGTATGTCAAATAATGCCCAACCAATTGTTTTGGTAGAAACATCAAGCCCTAAAACTTTAGGGCTTTCTTTTAATGTTTTTTTCATAGGTTAAAAATCAAATTTTACTAAAAACTGTTGAATACCCTGTCTTTGAACAGGAGATTGTAGCTTTGATACAATCATAAGATTCATTTCGTTATCGTAAAGACCAATTTCTGAAATATATGGAGGAAGACCTTGAGACCAACTTGGGTTTGATGAATTTTGGAATTCTGCTTGACCAAGATTTATTTTATATCTCATTTCATAAATGGTTGCTTGAATATCAGTTTCTAATGTTCCATAAAAGTAATATTCGTCTCCAAAATTAAGAGTTTGACCTGTTTGACCAATACTTGGTAAGGAAATATAATTATTTAAATTGTATTGGTTTGATATTGATGGGTTATATAAGTCACTTGTAATAACAAATGTATTGTTTGTTAATCCACTTTGAGTTAAAAATCCGTTTATTGTTGTAGCACTTAGTTGACTAGTAAAATCAATTATTTTCCATCCATTGGATTCGGGTCTTCCACCATCTTCAACTAGTTGACAAATTATTTGAAATTTATTCGCCACAAAACCATTAAAAAGTGTGTTATTAGTAATTTGATTTAAACAATTAAATTCTCCACCAAATCTAACGGCAACATTTTGACTACCCGGTGTTCCACAATCTACGTTTGGACCTACAATGGTTGAATAGTAGTTACAATGTAGTGAATTTGTTGCTCCTGATGATGTGTTTGTTAATAAATAACTAACATACATTGTTTGGTTAGTTCCACTTAATACACCTAATGATGATGATTGTTCTGTATTACAAGTATTTGGAACAATTAATGATGTGGTTGCTGCTGGTAAAGTCCAATTACGGTTTGATTTATATGATAATGCCGCAACTAATTCCTCATCATCAATTATAATTATTTTTTGGTCAGGAAATACTTTACCAACTCTATTAGGTCTACCATCAATAGCGTTAGGGTTTGAGTCCCATAACATATAATAACGAATACCTGGCATATTCATATCACTATTTTTAGTAGATTTGATGTAGTGTGGTTTAAATAAAGTATTAACATCTATTTTAAGTAAATTTTCAGGAGGATAAACATAGAATGTTTCACCAACACAACTAGAACAAGAATAAGGGTTTTTATGCCACATTAGCCAAGGTAAATGTAATTTGAAATTTCTTGCGTCTCCTGTGACATCAATTGGGTTTGTTCCGGCAATAGGTTGTTCAAGTGCGAATTTTTCACCATAGAAAAAATCAATAGTATTATTTGTATAGTGAATTATTGCAATAGCTTTTTGTTCTTTAGGTGTAACAACAATTTTATTATTAAATGAATTATAGTAATAAACAGAGTCTTCAGTATTGCCGCTTACATCAACAAAAGTTTGTCCCTCGTCTGTCATATAACCTAAATATTCTTTAGTTCCTATATATGATTTAGACCCAAATGATTTGTAATCTTGTGCCACACTAGAAATTAATCCTGCTGGGTTTTCAGTCCAAGGAATATTCATATTCCAAACTTTAACGTCAAATTCATCTGTGTTACATATAGATTCAAAATTAATTACATCCGGATTCCAATGAGGTGTTGGTGATATACTATCATATAAACTAGACATATTTGGTGGGTACACTAATGTTCTAACATATGAGCATCCTGATAGAATGTATGAATAATTAGGTGTTACTCTATCTAATGTTATAACATCTAAACAAACATCAATAATTTTATAGGTTAAAATATTATAACAACTTTCAACATTTGAAAATGTGTTAATAACAGGTGTTGGTGTACATCCTGTAGGTGTTGTTACACAACAACTGGCTGATGGTGTTGGTGTTGGTAGTGGTAATGCACAGGCATCATATGATGGTGTTGGTGTTGGAGTTGGTGTTGAAGTTGGTGTTACAGAAATTGGACCGGTACCACAAGAAGTTGTGTTACCATCATAAAAAATAGTAATTAAATCTCCTTTAACAGGTAATCTAACGATATTAATGTTACATCCGGAATAAATTATTTTAATTTTTGTTCCACCTGTAAATGTTGAAATATCTACAACATAATTAGAATTAATAACATAATCAGTGTCTGTATATGCACTCCAAGTTTGTGATAAGTTAGAGGAATTACCACTAAAAAATCCTCTCATTGTTGCTCTATTGTATATCGGAGAAACTGCTGGGTCTGAAAATGGTATACCGTATGTACTATTGTTCTTTTGGCTAACATAAATAGGGTATTTAACATTTTGTTTATTAGTTTGACCTTGAGCAGAATTTTGAGAATTAAAGTTAGGTTCTAGTATATTATTACTTGTTTGATTGTAAGATGTTCCGGTTAATGTATTATACGAAATTTCACTATCACCTATTTGGAAATATGAAATATTAAAATTACCTTGAGATAGTTTTAGTCTAGCCGTGTCGGTTAATCTTGTATTAATTAATGCTGATGTATTTTTAACTATATATGCCATACTTTATAAATATTCTGTGTTTTATTATTAATTAATTTTTATTGTACAACAATCACATCCATTAATAACAGGATTACTAATTGAGTAACTATCCGTACTATATCCAACAACACATTCACCTGAAGTTGTTTTATCAACTCTTGATGTTGTACTAATTGTTATTGAGTCACTATTAGTGATTGTTAATGAATTCCAAACATCGTCAACATTTGATTGGTAAACATATTCTTTTTGACAATTTGTTATTGTGTTAACGGATTCGTTAGTGTAATTTGAAGTATTACTTAATGGTATTGTTGTGCTATTTTTAGATAATACTGTTGATGTTGTTAATATTGATGTTCCACTATTTGGTGAAGAATAGAAACTATTGTTATGTATAATATCAAATGTTATTGTTGTACCATCAGGTAAAGGTGGGTTCACAATAACTGTTGTTTCATAAGAATTAACTAATGAAATGTTATTATTAACAGGTGTTGTGTTAGTTGTCAAAAGTGACAAACTATATGTTGTTGTTTGTATAGGTTTATCTAAAGTTACTGAACTTGAATATGTGTCCCCTAATGAATCAACTACTGATAGATTATATATTCCACTACAAAGGTCTGTAAAAATTGGGAATGAATAATAAGTCACACCGTTATCAATAGAATAATTAAATGGTGGGTTGTCTAATGTAATATTAAATGTAATACTACCATCACATAAACAAGTTGGTTGATTAACACTTACAGGTGGTAATTGTTTTCTAGTTGGACCACAACTACCTTCATTTATCTCAATTGATGATATTGCAATAGGGTTAAGTTCATTAGTATTTGCTGAATTCCAATTAGTAGGGTATGTTGTTGTTGTATTTATTTGAGATGTTGAAAATATTGTGTTACCGTAAACATCCGGTGATAATAACCATTGACCATTTACCCAATTAATTGATGATTGAGGTGAATCATCACCCAACCAAATTGGTTTATTATTTGAATCTAAACTACTATAAGTAAAATGTATAATTGTTGCGAAAGTTCTTCTATTTGGTTGTATTGTTAAACAAAAATCGGAATATGTTATTGTTACAGGTGGTATTAAGAACAAGGAATTTCCACAATATGTGTTATAAACAATAATGGATGTAGTGTTATCCGGTACCTCAATTGTTATACCTGCTAATAGTGTACTTAATGATATATTTTCCGCTAAACCCCCTGATGGATATCTTGGTGGGATTACTGCCGGTGGGGTTTGATTAAGATAAATTGTGTAAGGACCTGGAGATGTTGTCCCGGCTGATAGTGTTATTGTATAATATTTACTCATAATTATCCGATTATATATGTTGATGATGAATATGTAACATTTCCACCTGAATATCTGTATGCTAAAATTGCGTCGTTTTGGTTAGTATTGGCACTATAAGAGATAATAGGTGCTGACCATATTTCAAAATCGGTAAGTGTTGGTTTTACAATATAGTAATAATATAACATATTAATATTATAAAAATTATTGTAAATTGAACTTGTTGCTCCGGATAAATTATAATTACATACTGTACCGGATAATGATGGTATTAATGTATTACTTATCCCGGAATATGGTATTGTGTTTGTCGTCCATTGATTAGTTTCTAATTTAGCTCCAATTGTGTTTAAGGTTTGGGTTTGAACGCTTTGATTCATTGAATAACAACCATAAAATGGGTTTGTATAATAAACTCCAAAATTTAATGTGTTAGAACTATATATAAACTCTCTATTAAAATCAGATGTTACCCCTGTTGAACTATTATTAATTAGACTAACATAAGCATCACTTTTAGTAAGGCAATTAATATCACAAGACGTTAATGCAGTAAAATTGTTAGATATAGTTTCGGCGGTTATTCTAAAATAATAACTGCCACTACTTGTTAATCCTGTTGAAACAGTTGATGATGGGTGAAAATAATAATTTTGATATGAAACATTCTCTATACAATTATTAGATGTTGTGGGTCCTGGAAATCTACAATTAAACCTTCTATAATATGATGCGTTAGTTGAGGAAGAACTTCCGGAAAAATTTGTTTTAAGATAAACCCAACTATTATAGTATGAGGAAATGACTGTTGATGAGCCTGTTATATTAAAAATACCTTTTGACCCAATACCACTTACAAAAGTTTTTTCATATTTTACGTTATTAGTGTCGGTTGCGCAATTAGGTGTTAATTCAAACTCAGGACCCTCTGAACAAACATTCGAATTATTATAAAATGTTGTGCTATAATAATTGATAGGATTATCATATAACTGGGAAAGACCTGAACCCGCAGGTGCTATATTTTGAATGGATTGATAACCAAATCCATTAGTATTAATATAATATTTATATAAGTCACTTGAAGTATAAGTTGTTTGATTACATCCTCCTGATATTGAAAAATTTACCTGAGAAAAACAACTACTTGTTATACCTGTTATAGTTGAACCAATTATTTTGTATGGGTTGGTAAATAAACAACTTGTACAATTATAACTATTTAAACAAGTCGAATATAAATCCCAAACAGTTTCAGTGTTACCTGGAGTTATTGTTATTAATATATTATCATTATTATTAACAGTTAAACCTGTTAGACAAGTTAATTTTGTTAAATAACCTAGCGTTTGAGCTGATTTAGGAAATACCGTTGGGTTTAAATTACTTGTTATACCATTATTCCCTATAAAAAAATCTTCTAACCCAAGTTTATTAGACCCATATGATGCACCACTAAACTTTATTTGGATTCTATCGGGGTTATCGGTCCCCCTAAATCTCCAAGCAAAAAATTGAGTGGACGCCGATACTTTATAAGTTAAATTAATCGGTGTTGGTACGTCTCCATTAAGAAATTCATATGAAACATAATGTTTATATGCGGAATATGGTAAAACAGTAGAAGGGTTAGTTTGATTGCTGCACGTTAATGGTAGTATAGTTGTTGAAGGTAGACAATTTCCGCTAAATAATACACTACCTGTACCACCTGTATTTGAAAATGTTATACCACTTAATTTAATCTTTGATATAACCGGTGTATAAACACCTTCTGGTAGAGGTCTTGAGTTAATACCTGTGAAAGGATGTGGAATCATATTTGGAGTAAGAAAACTACCGGCGCCTGATGTAAATTCTAATGTTGTTGTATCATTAGGTCCATACCAATTTATTACATAATCATTAATATTTTGACAAGTCCCTGTCAAAATACCACAAGACAATTGCGTTATTGTTGATGAAGAATAATTAGATAATCCTAAATTACAATTACTACAGATGTTATTATCTTGAATTGTTGTTTCAAAACAAAAATCTAAAAGGGTGTCTTTAAACCCTAAACTAGTTGTTCCTGTTGGTACAACAATAACAAATGGACAATTTGTTAATTGTGAAAGAGTTGCTGAAGAAAATGGTGTAGATGTGTAATCGCTATCCAAATAAATGTTAAATGGACCCGGTGAAGTGTTATTTGATGATATACAGGTTGATGCTGAAAATGTTGCTGGCATATATTTTTTATGTTAAATCAAATGTGTATCCGGACATAGCGGTTGGTAAACAATCATTAATATCTTGTTCCACAATGGTTGCGTTAAATGAACAATTTTTTTCTACAATTACATCACAAACAGTTGTTGCGGTAAAATCACCCCAATAATCGACTGTGGTTGCGGTGTATGACCCAATACCAATTCCACTTAATGCTGGTGATATATTCCCATTATTTAACCAAGTAACGGTATATGGTGAGGTACCTCCTGTTATTGATACAGAAACTTCACCATCAAAAGAATCCGAAGATGTTGGTTGAGATATCTCACATTCGACAAGCATTGGTAGAATCGTTATTATTCCACATTCATTTTTATACCCAATAATTATGGGTGTTGTTACTGTAGGAGTATCTTCACAAGGAAAAATATATTCTAAACAAAAATCACAATCATATGATGAAAATGTTGGAAGTGTATTACCATAGTTTTTTATTTCATAACCTAAATTTGTTGTTGAGACACCACTATATGTTACACATCCCGAGTATGAACCAATAACCAAACCATACTGAGTTCCAACAGTATCTATGAAACCAGGGAAATTTGTGAATGGTATTGAATTATTTGGAATTCCAAATGGT